TACTATTAGCTTCATTTAAAGGTTCTTTTATTTTTTTAAGAATATCATCACCATTAATATTATCTAATCCTTCTTGTACTTCTCCACCTAAAGAAACTGCCCAAGCATCTGTTTCTGTTTTTGCTTGTTTTATTTTGTCAATGTAGCCACCGATAGAAGTGCTTAATTTTTCCCAATTAGTAGCTACTAAACCAATTACTGTTGCAATTCCACCAATAACTATTGCAATAGGGTTTCTTAAAAGAGCAGTATTTAAAAGACCCATAGCAACTGCCATAGATTGTATTGCTCTTGTTGCTTGAAAAACTTTTGTTCCAATAAATAAACTGATTAATAAATTAGCATTTTCAAAAGCAAATTTGAAAGCATTACTAGCTAATATAATTGCATTAGCTAAAGTAGAGCCAACATTTTTAGCAAAGTCTATGATCGCTACTTTATTAAGGTTAAAAAATAATTCTAAATCACCAAGTTGTTTTTTAAGTTCTCCAAAAAAACCTGTTGATATTTGACTTGCAAAAACAAATAATAAGTTTTGTAGTCCTATAATTGTTCCTGTTAATGTATCTTTAATTGATTTGTTTGCTTGACCAAATCTACCTGAACCTGAGAAATCTTTTTCAAATAATTTAAGTGCTTCTCTACCACTAACTTCTAATCCTTTTGGTATTCCTAATAAAACTCTAATATTCTCATCTGCAAATATTCTAGCATTATTTAATCCTTTAGTAGTTGCTTTACTAAATTGATCAACAGTTGTTTCAAAAGATAATCCTGTTTGTGCAGAAATGTTTTTAATGATTTCTAAATTCTTAGCTAATCTTTGAGGAGTTGCACTAATAGCAAGTAATTTTTTAGAAGATGCTATAACATCATCTAAAGGTATTTTAGAATCTATCGCAAATTGAGTAAATGAATTAAATGCTTGACCGCCTTTATATATATCGCCAGTTAATAAATTTAATCTAACTCTAGTTTCTTCTGCTGTTTTTCCAATATTAACTAAAGATTTAAAAGCTACACCAGCACCTAATCCAACTAAAGCACCTTTAATACTAAATATAGAATCAGTAATTTTTTTTAAGGCTTTTGATGCACCATCTATTACATCAAGTCTTATTTTTAATTGCTGGTCTTGTGCCATGTTGTTTCTCTTTTTCTGCCTTCAATTTAAAATAAGCTATCCAGTAAGTAAATTCTTCCTGATCCATAGCCATCACTTCTACCATACTTTTTTTTAATTCATGCCCCAAAGCTAGTATGGAAAATAACTCTGAGTCAGTTCTTACTTTTTTTCGGCTTCCTCAAAAGTTACTGTGTTTAACATTTGGGTTGCTACTCTAGCAATAACTTCTGGATCGGCTGAATTAAGTAATGTTAGTTTATCATCTAACTTAAATATTTTGTTTCCGTCTTTGTCTTTAGCTTTAAGAACTATTACATCTACAAGAACTCCTAAATCGTCATTCTTTGCATTTTTAAATAATCCTCTTTTTTCTGCTAATGAAAAAGGTTTAGAATAAATCACTAGAGGTTGTCCTTCCTCGCCCCACTCGGCAACTTCAATTTTCTTAACCCCTTGTGATTCAAAATGATCTTTAACTCTATCTATAACACTCATGCGTTTTTATTCCTTATGCTACTGTATCTACTGTTAATGCACCAGTTCCTTGAAATGATACTTCTGCTTCTACCATTCCATCAAAAGATGAGTTGATAGTTTTTCCAGTAACGATAGCACTACCTGTGTAGTAAGTATCGCCAGAAGTTGCACCCTCAGGATAAACATTAAGAGTAATTGAAGCACCAGCTACTAAAGCTGTTTGTGCTGTGTCTAGTTCATCAAAAAATACAGAAGCACTTCCTGTGAAAGATGTTAGACCTACTTTGTAAGTTCTAGCAGAATCACCCATGCTTGTATCTTCAATAGTTTCAGCAGTACTCTCTAATGAGAATGATCTTAGTTCTCCTAAAGTATCATTTCCAATTTTGATAGTACCTTCTGAGCCTGTATGTGTTGCCATTTGGTTTCTCCGTTGTTAGTTGTTAAGGTGTTCCAGCAGTATATTGGTACATAACTCGTACCACTACTCTGATACCACCGATTGGATATAAAGTTCCTTCATCAGTAGTAACTTCTACGATTTCAGTTCGTTTAGCATATCCACCTCTGCTTCTATCAGATTCTAGTGCAGTTTCAATGGTGGAAATAAGCTGATTGCGTTTTGTGTCTATATTAGTGTCAGTACCTTTAACAAATCCTACAATAACAAAATCAGCAGTAGCTTGTCTTGTTACAGAAGTAGAAGTCATAGTTTCATCTGTTCTTACTTCATTACCTGATTGAATAAATATAGCTGGATATTGTTGTTCTGACAATTCCTCTACATTAAAAGGTTCTCTAGTTATTTTCTTTAAAGTAATAGGTGAAGTAACAGCAGTTAATGTTGATATAATATTACCAGCGATAGATTCTCTTTTACTCATATTTTGCTTAATCTTTCAAATTCAGTTTTAAATACATTTATTATTGAATTAACATCTCTATCTCCAATAGCAAAGAATTTTCTTTTCTTTTGATTGCCAAATGCTTTAATATTTTGAAATTTGTTTGCAAAAAATATAATAGCATTAGTAGGTTCTGATCTCTGAATAATATTAGATAACATTTGACCAGTAAAGTTTAAATCAGGTTTGGTTACTTGCCTACCAGCTTCTTTTCTAAATCTTGCATAGGCTTCGGTATATCTAGCAAAAGAATTACCTTGATAATCTAAACCTTTAGATGTTTTAGTTTTAATTAAGAATATTAAAAATTCAGCAGTTCTACCTAATGCTTTTTTAACTATTAAGGGTTGTTCTCTAACTTGTTTTTCAAAGTTTTTAGCAACTTGTAAAATATTGTCGCTAACTTTTAATGTCATCTTACCAATCTTAATCTATGATAAGGCTCTTTTTCTGATGAAGTTACAGTACCAGAACTATCATCATCATATTCAATTCCATCTCTTAATAAATCTTCAAATTCAGAAGCATAAGCCTTTTTATAATAATCCATCATTACTTGAAATCTATCTGGGTTATTATCGCTATTAAATTTAGTTAATAAAGTACAAGCATAAAAACCTATCACTCTATAAACTGATAATCTTTTAAATTGTGCATCTGTTAATTTAGTTCCGTCCATTTCAATAGAATCAAGAACACTAATATCTTCTTGTACATTTCTTTGATAAACTGGAAACCATCTTATTCTTAAATCTCTTTCAATGTCTAATCTTGCTTGTGCATGGTAATCGTTTGGTGATGTAAAACTAGCTATACCAAATTCTAAAATATCTGGTTGGTAGAATGTTAAATCTGAATCAGTAGAAAAATTTGCCATATTAAGTCCTGTTTAATGTGGGGGATTTTACTCCCCCACGATATTATACTCTAATTAAAATGCAGAGTCAGTAGTTACAGCAACTCCGTAGTTAGATTTAACTACACCTTTACCATAAGTTACAGTTGCTACGATTTCAGTTCCTCTTAGAGAAGCATCTCTTTGAGTTTCAATTTTGAAATCAGCTTTCATAGCAAGACCCAATGACATAGGGTGGAATACACCACCGATAGAGTCATCAGAAACATCAATGCTAATGTTTGCATTTTCAAATACATCAATACCAGCAACTTTACCGATATATCCGTCCATTAATGCTTTGTTTCCAATTTCTGAAAGTGAACTTGCAGATGTATTGTAACCAGCTTGAGTTAATGTTTTCTTTAAATTGAAAACTGCTTTAGGATTGAACACTCCATAGTAAGGTGCTGGAACATTCAATGCTCTTAAAGTTGCCTGTGCTTTGAATAGCAAGTCAGCAGTTAATTCAGTACCAGCAGAACCAATGTCGCTAGAGAATGAACTAAATAATGCTACTAAATCAGCATCAACTTTTTTAGCAATTGCTTCACCAAACAATTTACCAATGTCAGAAGCTACATTTCTTGATGCAGATTCTCTTGCTAGGTCAGTTAAAGTAGTCATAACTCCAACTTCACTTGCAGTAATAGTAACTGATGTAGGATCAATTGCTGTGTTAGATAAATCAGTACCTTCGTTAACTGCCGCCGCACTGATTGCTGGATATACAGGAACTTGAATTGTTTTTCCTGATCCAGTTATTGAGTAAGTAGTTACAAGAGGTCTCATCACAGAAGTTTCTTGGAATGTGAATAATGCTTCTTGCACTATATTTGTATAAAGTTCCGATATTGTAGAACTTGTTGTTTCGTTTGCCATAGTATTTTCCTTTTAGGTTGTTAGTTGTTTATTACTGTTGCCTTCAACCCACCTACTGATTCTTGAGCCTTAAATTTACGATAAATTTCTCTATCTTCTTTTTTAGACATATCCAAGTCAGCTATATTAAACGGCTTTAGTGTATTGCCACCAATCCCACTCTGACTACCACTTCCTTTTGGAGTAGCACTCAAATGATGAGGATTGTTATTTAGATACTCAGCCACTAATTCGTTAACACTCATTAATTCGCCTTTTTCATTGTATCTTGGAGTTCCATTTTCAGAAACTACCTCAACATTACCTGAGTCATTTAACTTCACATTAGTTCTTAATAAGGCTTTAACCTCATTAGGATTAATTGCTTTAAGTTGAGAAGCAGTATTGATCAATGTTTCGTCAATCCTAATCTTCTGTAACTCAGATTCCAAAGCAGATATTTTCATATCCTTCTTTGATACTGTTTCTTTCAAAACTTTATCAAATTCGCCTCTTTGTAAAGCGAGTTCTTGTTCTTTTTGTTTCTTTTCTTCTAAGAGTTTTTTAGCTTCTTCTAAATCTAATCCATCAAGTTTAGATGATACAGTTTTTTTATATCTCTCTAATCTTCTTTGAACTATTGCCTCTACTTGATCTTCTGTAAATGCTTTAGTTTCTGCACTCTTAGTTTCCTCAGAAACTTGAGATTTGTTTTCCACATTATTTTCAGTAGCTTGTGTTTGCTCTACCGAGTTATTTTTCTCGTCCATATTTACTCCTTTAAGTTTAACTGTCGTTATTGTCAATCAAAATTGTAGTTTCCTAATTCATCTACCCAATTCGGATTGATAGGTTGAAAGCTGTGGCGACAGTTATAACCACCTCTAACAACAAATGGATCGCCTTGTGCTTTACCAGCCCAAGTTTCGTTTGCCCAAATATCTCTAATTTCTTCTTCTGTAAAAATCTTACCAGCATTTTCTACACAGAAATCTCTACTATCTCTAACTAAACTACCATAATAAACAAAAGAAGTTAAACCTACTTCATCTGCTCTATACTTAGCAAATTGACCATCAAAACCCATTAATGAATCTTGAACTATTTGCGAAGCATATCTATTAAGGTTATCGCCTAATCTATCTCTACCATAAATAGTTTGTAATTGAGAAACTGCTGTATCTACTTCTGCACCATTAGGATTATTAGCTATATAATTAACTAACTCCTGTGCTTTTCTTGAATCTGATTGTTGATAGATACCATTTATTTTACCTCTAATAGTTTGGATCATATCTCTTACTGGTCTACCTACTAAAGTAGATTGATAAACTTCATTAGCCAAAGTATTAACAAACTCATTACCTAAATCTTGAAACTGTGTGAAAGCTACTCGTTTTAATTGTTGAATAACTGTTAAATCTATTTCTGTTATTTGTTTAAATTCAGAAGGTATAGGAAGTTTGCCATAAGTTGCTATAATGTTTCCAGCAATCTTATCATAATCTTTTATAAAAGTTTGAACTGGTGTTAAATATAATTGTTCTATTGCTTGTTGTATTTTAGGTCTAAGTTCTATTGCTAATCTAGTATCAAATAATACACCTTTTTGATTTGGCAATTGACTTACTTTTGCCACCACATCTGCCTCTAATCTTTGTAAAGTTTTAATAAGAAGTTCTTGTTGTTTATCTTCTCAAGAA